AAGCGGTCTATGCGCTCGCAATCCTTCCCGGTCCAAAAGGCCAGGTGTTGGGCAAGGGCCGCGTCGGCGCTGCTGGCGTCATAGGCCCGCACGGGGTCCGGATAGCAACGCTGCAGGGCGTCAAGGTTCCCGGTCCACAGGTCCGCAAAGCTGGCCCGGCCGCCAAATGCCGCCGCGGTTGATTGTGACCGCAACGCCCGCCGTATAAGTTCGTCGTCCGACGTCGGGCCTTTCCACGTATCGCACGCTTCGGTCGTCCATTCTTGGGCCAAGCCTTGGGTGGATTCGTTCGGGAAATAATCGGCAACTATCGCCGGGAGAAGATGCGAGAAGTCGACGCCAGCGTTGCCGACTGCGTTCATGCCCGTCAAAGTCATGAAGCGTCCGCTATGATAAAATTCAAGCCCTAGCGCGATATTCTTGCAACCGTGCGCAGGCGGTCGACCTGATCCAAATATGTGAAGCCCGGTCCCGCTGGGGCTCACTTCAATTGCGGCGCCGTTGAGTAATTGACAAAGTTTATTTGCAACAGGCGACCATTGTCCGTCGATCAAACAAGCGTCAATGTCGAGTGCCCAGAAGGGGTCGGATTCAGTAAAAACAAACCCTAGCCCAAACCCTTGACCAAAGTTCGCGGCGGCCGCGTAAGCCGTGCCGGAGTCCGTCCAATACGCCGGGTCATGCGCGGATACGACGCGGCCGGTGCGAAAATCACACGGTAATTTGTCCCACTTTCCGGGTCTACTTTGACTTGCAACCAGCTTGTAAACAATAAATTGTCGATACGCGCCCATTGCCGCAAGGGCTGGTGGTAGCTCTCGCATGGTCAGCCCGCCAGCGTATTCAATGCGCGGGCCTTCAATTCCGGGTCGGCCTTTTGGGCATGCACGTCGCCCATCGCCAAACCTTGAGCCAAAATCGACAAATTTTCAGTCAGCACAGCCGACCGCATGATCGTTCGACGCATGGCCGTCATGGTGCCGAAATATTTTGAGACAAGCCCGTCGGCGCATTTCGCCTCACGGGCCACAGCGTCTCGCGTCAATTTTGACCAGCCGCCGGGCTCGCCGGCCACAATCAGCGCCGCGGTTAAAATCTCATATTTACGGTCGTCGGGTTTTTTTCTCATGGCTGTCTACTCGGTAAATGTTCGGGGTATTGTGGGGCGTAATGACGGAAGCGTCAACGGTAAATTAGAGGGTTCCGACCCCGGTGCAGAAGGCAGCGTCGCCCCCGCCAGCCGTGACCAGTTGAGCCCAAGCCAATTGCGCTTGCTCATGGTCGTCGCCGGTGTACCGCCAGCCAACTTTTTTGCACTCACGGGACACGAAGAGCGCAACGCATTGGCCGACGTGTCGCTGTTCAATCAGCATTGGGCGCCAGCCTAGCAGGTCCGCGGACTTCATGACTTCGTTAACCTGCTTGGACTCATTCGCCAAGCCATAGCGCACAGGGACGCCCCGGTCGTTCTTCAGTACGCCGACGTTGTTTCGGAACAGGCGTACACCCTTGCGAGCAGCTTCCAGTCGAACGGCGACTTTAACAGCATCCTCACTGGTGCCCTTTACTTCCGGCGGTAGGTCGTGGCCGCCGTGCATGCCAAAGAGGGCTTGCAACTCATTAAGGGCGGCCATTGTGACCCCGTGTCGCACAGCCCATTGGTAGACGGCCGGGCTCACTGTTCGACCCGCTCAAAAATAACCGTCATGCCCAAGCGTTCCGCGACGTGAAGCTCTAACGTTGCGCCCTTGGATTCTTTCCAACCGGACAGCATAAAAATTACTTCGCACTTGACCAGTTCGGCAAGGTCTTTCCGCATGCAGCAAGACCAGGGGCGGTCGACTTCGATTGCGTCCGCGTTTATTTCCGCGGGGCTGAATACCGTCCACCCCTTTTCACGCAAGAACTTGGCCGCCGCATAAAACGCCGGGTAATTGTGGTCAACCTTCCCGCTCATGGGTCCGGCAATGTAAATGGAATTTTCTTGTTTCATTTTTACCCCTGATTTGCAAAATAAGCCGCGGCGTCCACGGTCCCATCAATACCAAACTTGGCAAGCTCTACGGCCACACGGCCGGCAAGCTCCGCGGCTTCCTTGGCGTTGAGGGTTTGGGCGTTCGCAACGTCGACCCCGAAGCGATGATAAAAACGGCGGTAACTTTCGGACTCCCCGCGACCTTGGGCGTTCTCAAGCCCAGCCCACCAGGCAATGACATTCCGCAAAGCGGCCTGGCCCTGGCGCCTCTCCCAATGGCGACGACGGACAGCCCCGACCACTTCGGGCGCCGCACCGTAGGGAATGACCGGGTCGCCGTCAATGCGGGCAATCTCCCCGCGCAAGGCGGCCAGGGTTTCCGCGTCAAGCTCCAACAGGTCGCCGTCGACAAACTCCGGGGCGCTCCGGCTTGGCGGGGGCGGGTAGTGGCCGCAATAGGGGCAGCATTTATAAATCCGCTCATAGGGTTGGATGCACTCCGGGTTGACGCAAACCCGCATTGGGATGGCGTCAGACTTGCCGTTGCTCCGGCGCTCCCGACGGTCTAGTGACCATTCCCGACGGGCATCCGGGAGCCCGTGCCGGAGGGTGTTCCCGACGTGATCGAGATAGATCATATGTGATTTGCCGTCCATGATCCGCAAGCCACGGCCGAAGCGTTGCGCGAATCGGTTGAACGATTGGGTAGCTGCGGCGTCGCTTACAACCTCAACGCCAGGGCAATCGAACCCTTCGTCGATCAGCGCGACGGAGACGATCTGCATGACCTGGCGGGCCTTGAATTTGGCAATGACATTGGCCCGCAAAGCGTCAGGGGTTTTTCCGGTCAGCACTTCCGCCGATATGCCGGCTTCCCGGAAGCGTGCGGCAATATCCGTAGCATTCTCAACGCTATCGGCGAACGTCAGGCCGGATTTGCCCGACGCGTGCTTGATGTAGTGCGTGACGGTATCCCCAAGCACTGTTGATTTTTGCGTTGCGGCTTTGAGTTCCGGCGGGCTGTAATCTCCGCTCGCTGTCACATGCACCGCAGTTAGATCCAGGTTAGACGGGGGCGCGAAAATCTTGTATTGCGACAAAAATCCTTGGTCGATGAGCCAGCGCGGCGTTGGCCCCATGACCATCGTATCGAACAGTCCGTCGGCATGCCTGCCCAGACCGCGACCATCCGCCCGCCCCGGCGTGGCCGTCACACCAAGCCCGCGGGCATTCGGGAACCGGGCGATAGCCTTTCCGAACTGGTTCTCTCGCAATAAATGGTGCGCTTCATCATGCACCCATAATCGAACCTGGTCGAACCATTGGGCACCATCCTTATTTGCGGTCACGCTCTGCACGCTGGCGACGCCCGTCTTTGCGTTCGCGTCATAGAACGGTCGACCCAGCTCGCCGACATGGGCGTTGACGCAAAGACGCACAAGCGACGACGGGCCGATGATTCGGTGTCGGACTTGTTCGCGTGCCAAAGCAAGCGACATTTGGGCGACCAATTCCGCCCGGTGCGCCAGAACGATGGATGCGCCGGGTTCTTCTTTGACAATGTGGCTGAATGTAACCGTCTTGCCCCCGCCCGTCGGAAGAACCGCGAGAACGTTTTGGTGACCTGATGCCCATTCTTGCCCGATGGCGTCGTGAATTTCTTGTTGATATGGCCTAAGTCGCATGACATTGACGGCGCCGCCGTGCCAGGCTTCGTACACGCGGCGCTCCAATTCTGCTTGGAAGGGTCTTAGGGGCACTGGCATTATGCGCACGCCTCCCAAATTGGATCGCCAGTCACGTCTTGAAATTGATCATTTGCGACGATTGATCCGTCATGGCATTCGATGACAGCGAATGTTTGCAGATTCAAAAATAATTTACGGTTGAATAATTCGGCCAAATTGTTGACTGCCATATTGAAATATGACGGCTTCAACTCAGATCCGGCAAATTTACGCCCGGCTTTAATTGCACAATGGGCGGTTGATCCAATTCCGCTGAATGGGTCAAACACAATATCGCCCGGATTGCTCCAAAGTTCGACGCCACGTTCGATGATGTCAAGCGCCATTGGGCAAATGTGGCGCTCATCTTCATCATCGCGCCCGCCTCGATAGTTGAGCGTGCGACTTGATCGGACGTCCATCCATACTGGTGATGCATACCTGCGCCATCGGTTATGGCTCAAGTTGCCATCAGTCGGTTCATCATTACCAATAAATTCTGTCAGTCCGTGTTCGTGCGCCACCGGTTCGGTATTCACTCCAGGTTTGCGGAATGTCAAAAGGTATTGCGGAAGTCCTGCGCGAGATAACGCCGAATCTTTGCAAAGTTGCTTGTGCATCAGGCCGATGGCTTTGGTGCGAGTAGCTTCGATCAGAGGGTCTTTCCAGATCACATGCTCACTGTGATAGATAAAGCCATGTTTGATGAATGCTGCAATCAAAGCCCCGCGAAAATCCTTTAGTCCGATGTACCCGTCGCGGCTTTTCATCGCGGGCAAATTCATGCAATCGACCGACACATTGCGCCCCGGCATCATGATTCGCATCAGCCCTTGAATCACAAAGTCGAAGTGCGTAAAAAATTCAACATCAGACCTGCAATTACCAATGTCGCGCTCAGAGTTTGAATATGCGTAAAGGTTTGAATATGGCGGCGAAAAGATGGAATATCCGACCGAATTTGCCGGCAGCATGTTCATGATTTCAACACAATCCCCGTTATAAAGGGCGCATTTGTCGTTAACGAATTGATCGATGATTTGCATTTTGATTACATCCATGAAGGTAAGTTGATAAATTTTGTAGGTACGTAGTCGGTGCGTTCTTTGACAGTGCCGACAACTTCGCGCCGCGTGAACTCTCGCATGTGACTAACCATTTGATCGGCCATTACATCGGCCTGCGATTGTTTGCGGTCAAGATTGTCTTTGACTGCACCCTCGGCCGATGTGTAAATGATGTACGTATACACCTCGCGTTTTTGGCCGAACCGATAGCATCGGCGCACGGCTTGATAAAACTTTTCGTAGGAATCATCAAGCCCAACAAATGCCACATTTCGGCAATGCTGCCAGTTGAGTCCGAATCCGCAGATTTTTGGCTTACTGATAATTACCCGTGCATTGCCGTGTGAAAATTTGGTTATCAATTCTTCTTTTTTGGATGATGATAATGATCCAAAAACCTCGACTGCATCGGGAATCAGGCTTGCTAGAAGTGCAGATTCGTCATTCAAATTGCACCAGATTACCCACGATTCATCTGACATGTTCACCATATCAGATAGAAGTCTGCATCGAGCGTCAATCGATACCTTGCGAGCGTTGCGGCGTTCGGTCATTGTGTTGGCCCGTGGTGCGTCAACATCAATCTGGCAATCGACCACATGCATGGGGGGCAGTTTGTACCGTGATCCATCAAACCCCAGGTCGTCCGGGCTACGGATGAACGCTGCCCATGTGGCCAGCCATTCCCAGAACTTTGTTTTACCGTGACCTTTCAGTCGCCATTTGCTTGTATCAGATCCGTCGTGCGTGAAGAACATCGCCAGCATCTCAGTGTGTTTCATGACTCCCAAAAATTCAGCCTGACTGCCAAGCTCCATGTAATCATTCGGGCTCGGCGTAGCCGTGCAACTTAGCCGATACGGGGTTTCCGCAAATTTGGCAATTGTTGCCATGCGCGTTTTAGAATCTTCACCCTTCAAAATTGACGATTCATCCAGCACCACTCCGATAAATTGTGATGCGTCAAAATGTTGGATCATTTCATAATTCGTGATGATGATCCGTTGGCCGTTCATGTCTGATTGATGGCGCATGTATGTGACTGTTATACCAAAATGCGCACCTTCTTCGACTGTCTGTTGGGCTACGCAAAGTGGCGCCACAATCATTACAGATTTGCCGGTGCAATCTGCCACGGCGTCAGCCCATGACAATTGCATCAGCGTCTTACCTAGGCCAGTGTCGGCAAACACTGCGCTACGCCCCTTTTTCAGCGCCCATCTGACGATGGCTTCTTGAAAGTCAAACAAGTTGACGTTGAGATTTTCCGCATCAAACCCCCCATAGACATCCGCAACGGACTTGCGCTTTAAAAATTCCTCGTACATGTGTCGGTTCTCCTGTTGACGTGTTCGTCATTATCGGCAACAATGGCACCTGTAGTCAATGCCCTTCATCAACTTTCGGAGAACCTTACATCATGAGTATGCAAATCAGCGTCGACCCTGCAGCCCTGTCCCAAGAGCAACGCGAAGCGGTCGCCAGATTGATTTTGGCTTACCCGGGCAAGGCTTGTGCCGGGACGTGCGGCGGCGGTCACGCTGTTGCAGAAATTCACGCCCACACGCACCAGGCGCCGGTCGCTTCCGGCGATACTGGCCCGGGGCTCGACCCGGAGATTGCGGCCCTTGTCAAAGACGACGGCGAGTTCCAAGCGTCCGTCGCGTTCGGCGCCGCCCCTGGCGACCCGGTTGCCGCCGCGGCCTTCGGGAGTGCCCCCGCCCCTTTGCCCCTTGGGGCGACCGCTGCCCCCTCTATTGCGGTTGCCGCTCCGTCCTTGACTGCCCCCGCGGCTATGCCGGGGACTACTTCAACCGCGACGCCGACCGTCCCCGCACCCCCTGCACCGACCGGCGCCCAAACAACCAATGCCCCACTTGCGGCCCCTTCGACCCCTGCAAGCGGCGTTGAAGTCGACAAGCACGGTTTGCCATGGGATGGTCGCATTCATGCCGGTACGAAGCGCAAGAATGCCGACGGCTCTTGGACGGCCAAGCGTGGCGTTGACCCGGCGCTGGTCGCCCAGGTTGAAGCCGAATTGCGGGCCGTCATGGGGGCGCCCGGTGCGGCCCCTTTGGCTCAAGTGGCCCCGGTCGCACCAGCACCACAAGCGGCGCCCATTGCCCCGCCGCCGCCGTTGCCTTCGGCCCCTGTTGCTGGTGCGGCTCCCGCCACTACGGCGGCCCCGAATGTTGCCCCTAGCGGTGATGCCCGTCAGCAGTTCGTCGGGCTTGTGGGCCGTGCGTCCGCGGCCATTCAAGGCGGCAAGGTGACGCAAGCCGAAGTGAATCAGTGTTGCGCCGACGCTGGCGTGCCCGCGCTCCCGTTGCTGGCAAACCGGCTTGACCTTGTGCCCCAGGTTGCCGCCGCCGTCGACGCGTTGATCGCGGCCCGCCAATGAGCGCCGCTCATTCAGTCCTTCCGCCCTCCGGGGCGGCGGCTTGGAAACTGTGCGGCCTTTGGGTCGCCATGAGCCAGGCTTACCCGCAACCGGACACGCCGGAGAGTTTGGAAGGCAACGCGGCCCATTGGGTCTTTGCAGAAATGCTGGCGGGGCGTCCGGTGTCCGAAGGGATGCAAGC